GAAGGGCCGCAAGGTATTCAGGGACCGCAAGGTATTCAGGGACCGCAAGGTGTCCAAGGACCCCAAGGTATCCGGGGTACGGATGGCCCTATAGGACCTCAAGGACCAACGGGGCCACAGGGTGTCATAGGACCACAGGGTGTCCAAGGACCAAGAGGTGTCCAAGGCGAACAGGGACCAGTAGGGCCAATGGGACCACAGGGTGTCCAAGGACCACGAGGAGATCAGGGCATTCAGGGCACTCCCGGTCCTATAGGTGCTACAGGTGACAAAGGACCGCTAGGGGACTCCCCTCTAGGATTGGCCTTCGGCAACTTCAGGGTCGATCCTGAAGGCTGTCTGTATATTGATTATGTTGGCACACTCGATACCAACACCAACAACTTCTTCTTCAATGATGAAGGCTATTTGGAGGTAACTATCTAAAATGGCGACACTTAAAATAGGAAGGATACGCCCCGCCTACAAAGGGGTATGGGACGAACTCAAGGAAGATTATGAGGCCCTTGATATCGTCAAGTACAATGGGAGTGCCTACTTTGCAATGCAGAATGTACCTGTCGGCTATGAGCCAGCATCCAATACTGACTATTGGGTGAAGATTGCAGAAAAGGGTGACACAGGCCCACAAGGTGACACAGGCCCCCAGGGTGCAGCTGGTGCTGATGGTATCAACGGTGTTGATGGGGGACAGGGACCACAAGGACCACAAGGCATCCAAGGGGCTATGGGCGCGATGCCGAACCATGAGTGGAACAAGACCCGTACAGCCGTGCGTTTTGAGGTCGCAGAGGGCGTGTGGAGTGATTACTCCGACGACCTGACAGGACCACAGGGTATCCAAGGTGTTCAGGGTGAAAAAGGAGATCAGGGTGAGCAGGGACCGCAGGGTATCCAAGGTGTTCAGGGTATCCAAGGAGAGAAGGGAGATACAGGTGATACAGGCCCGATGCCTGCGCTCTCCAGCTCAGTAAGCAGTACCAGCACCACCGTGGCCGCAAACAGTGCCGCAGTTAAGACTGCCTACGACAAAGCTGTAGCTGCTGATACTGCTGCAACACAGGCAAACTCCATAGCTGCTGCTGCACTCCCTGCGAGTTCCTTCACGTCTGAAAATGTGTTCAATAAGGTGCTCGATGAAGATGGTCCCGGAAGTGGGCTCGATGCTGATATGCTGGACGGTAAACATGCTAGTGCGTTTGCTGCTGCTACACATACACACCCCACTTATGAGGGGCTGCTTCCAAGTGGTATAATTTGTATGTGGTCTGGGGTTATAGCTACAATTCCTAATGGGTGGGCCTTATGTAATGGTACAAACGGCACACCTGATTTACGTAATAGGTTTGTAATTGCTGCTGGTGGAAACTATAGTGTAGGAGCTACAGGAAACGGAAGCGTACCAAGCCATACGCACACCTTCAGCGCAAATACAAGCAGCGCTGGAAACCATAGACACGAAATCAGCGTCACTCAGCATGCGGGTGATACTTCATATTTATACCAGGTTGTAGATAGGGGAGCAAGTAGGGACCTCGGAATAGTTCTTTACACTAAGTACGCAGGTGCACATGCCCATACTGTATCAGGGACTACAAGTGCAAATGGGGCAGGTGTGCAGAACGTCGCCGTCTACTACGCCCTCGCATATATTATGAAGCTTTAAGGGAGATGTAATACTAATGAAACGACAAATTATATGTAATAAAAACCTCGTCTTTATTCAGGAAGAAACACCTGTTACACTTGATTGCACACCATTACTTAACAAAGGTTATATCTTCATTGGGGAAGATGAAGAGGGTTTGTGGGCTGAAACAAGCCCATTTACAGGGCGAATCCGTGATATTGATGCTACACCTGTTCTAGCTCTCTTTGCACAGGCTGAAACATTATTGGCTGAGATGGTGCCCGCCCCTCCGACTTATGAAGAGCAGATACGCACACGGCGTGACGACCTACTTCGTAATTGTGACTGGAAAGTACTCCCGGACAGCCCCCATAACACTTCTGAACTCCGTGCCTACCGTCAGGCACTCCGAGACATCACCGATCACCCCGGCTTTCCTTGGAATGGGCCTGATGATCCTGCCTGTCCCTGGCCTACATTGGAGGAGAATGATGCGTAATGCTCTTGAAGGTATGTGTTCGTACCTCACAAGTGCCACAGCCTTCTTTGTATCAATCAACTGGGGAGGTGTGGGCAGTGCGGTGCTGATGATGGGTTCTCTCGTGTTGTTGGCTATGAGACTGTACGTTGAGTTTTGCAATTTTCAGGAAAAGAGGAGAAATGGGAATGAAGCTTAATCCTACTCTTATGGAAGACCTTTTAGATGATCTTTGGATGACCACTGTAAACGACCTGATCACCAAGATTAAAGAAGGCAACGCTGCCCCTACTGATGTAGGTAATGCTATCAAGCTTTTGCGGGATAACGGGGTACGGATAGAGATGAAGGATGGTAAAAAGTCCCTTGAAGCTTTGATAGAGACTCTACAGGATAGTGAAGAAAGTCCACTAGTGAACTCAAAGGATGGGGTGATAAGTATTGAGATCACTGAACCTGACTTTGATAATAGGAGGCAGTAATAGCTACTTACACTGAAGAGCTTAAAATAGAAGAACAGCGGACACCTCTTCAGAAGAGTATTCAAGAAAAGGCCACAAGTGCAAAGGATTTACCTACACTTGTGGCCTTCATCATTGCAGACTTTCGTGTTTTTCTATTTCTGGTATGGAAGCACCTCAAGCTGCCAGAGCCTACTCCGGTACAGTACGACATAGCTTGGTATCTTCAACACGGCCCTAAACGGAGTATTATTGAAGGGTTTCGAGGAGTGGGAAAAAGCTGGATCACCAGTGCCTATGTTGTGTGGAGACTCTTTTGCGACCCACAGCACAGGGTTATGGTGGTATCTGCTAGCAAGGTCCGGGCTGATGATTTTTCTACTTTCACACAACGCTTGATCAATGAGATGCCTTTACTAGAACACCTACGATCTACAGGAGACGGGCGTAAGCGTAAAGACGGGTTCGATGTAGGACCAGCTAGGAATGCTCATGCTCCCTCGGTGGTGTCCAAAGGCATCACGTCACAGCTTACAGGTGGACGAGCTACCGAGATCATAGCCGATGACGTGGAAGTACCTAGTAACTCCATGACCGAAGATATGAGGGACAAGCTGTTGAAGACTGTCTCTGAATTTGAGGCTATCATTGTTCCCGAAATTGGTAAGATCAAGTTTCTGGGGACACCACAGACCGAAGAAACAGTTTATACTAAGCTACGGCAACGGGGATATGATTGTCGTATGTGGCCTGTAAGATACCCTACAAAAGAAGAAAGGGTGAGAGTGTATGGGGATGCCCTAGCTCCTAGCATCCTTAAAGCTGTTGAAGCTGACGAAACACTCATAGGGCATTCGATTGATCCACAGAGGTTTACAGATAGGGATTTACAAGAGCGTGAGGCTAGTTATGGGAAGTCAGGCTTTGCCTTACAGTTTATGCTCAATGCTAGCTTGAGTGATGCAGAAAGGTATCCACTAAAGTTATCTGATCTGATTGTATTTCCTCTGCATCCTCGCAAGGCTCCTGCTTTAATTCAGTGGGCTAGTGGACACGAACAGCAGATCAAGACACTGCCAAACATAGGCTTCACTGGTGACAGGTGGTATAGGCCCTTGTTTACCGATCCTGAATGGGTTCAGTATAAAGGAAGCGTGTTGGCTATAGACCCTAGTGGTAGAGGTAAAGACGAACTGGCTTATGCTATTGTAAATCAGCTTCATGGTACTCTATATGTTATGGACGTAGGTGGGCTGCAAGGTGGTTATATTGACGAGAACTTGATTACACTAGCTAGGAAAGCCCAAGCCTTCGATGTAAACCACATTGTAGTTGAGTCGAACTTTGGGGACGGTATGTTCTGTAAGATATTCTCTCCTGTACTCCAACAGTTTCACCCTTGTGTCTTGGAAGAGGTGAGGCACAATATCCAAAAGGAGAAGAGAATCATTGACACCCTAGAACCTTTAATGAACTCTCATAGACTGGTTATCAATGAACAGGTGGTCAAGGATGACCTTACGCCAGACAAGCTAGAGGAAGATAAGAAGCTGAAGTATAGTCTGTTCTATCAAATGACTAGAGTTACCAAGGACAGAGGTTCACTAGTACACGATGATAGGTTGGACGCTTTAGCTATGGCTGTAGCCTATTGGGTAGAAGCTATGGCCCAGGATAGAGACAGGGCAGAACAAGATCATAAAGGACGTGTGCTGGACGAGGAACTAAGGGTGTTCTTAGAGCATTGCGTGGCTAAGCCCTTAGTAGGTAGAGTTTTGATGGGAAGAGTTAGAAGGTGATGTGAAGAACCCTTTCATGTCCACAAAAGGTGTGGGAGGGTTCTTTATAGGTGTAGAGGAAGTGTAGAGGAAGTGTAGAGAAGGTGTAGAGAATGCAGAGGGTGGGAGAGGGTGTTGAGGATTTTTTGAGAAATTATATGAGAGGGTAT